GGCCAGATCACGACGTGGGAGGACAACGCCAGTATTGGTAACATACTCTACATCTTGGTCGACATGGGTTGGTCGAACACGCGAAGCGTGGTGACTGATCGGTTGCGACTGGTGCTGGCACGTGCCAAGGCGGAGTGCTATGCGTACCAGTACAACGGCAGTCCGGTCGTTCATGCGATGGCGCGGTGGGTGCTGCGGGCGACGAAGCATGTTGACATGCGGTCGTTCGATCCGCGCTCTGAGTTCGACGAGTACAAAGCGCGTGTCTATCGCGAGGCGATCGCATCGGAGAGGCCGGTGTTGTCTGTTACCATGGGGCTTCGCTGGCTTTGTGAAAAACGGTTCGGTTTGCTTATCAACGAACAACTGCGGTTGGAGAGTTGGTTCGACGGACTGCCGGCAGTCTTGCAGCCGCTGCAGCTGCCAATCGAACACCTGGTGCCTAGTTGGTGGCTTGAGTACGATTTGAAGTACGTCATGCCGCGTCGGCCTGACCCTATCTTGGGTTATCCGCGACAGAACAACTACGGCGACGCCGAGTGGCAGGTGGTTTTCGAAGATGGGCCCCGAATCGCCGGGGCCGGAGTATAAATAGGCGAATCGGGGTCTGCATGGCTCAACAACGTGGGTACACGCCTGATGGGGAACAACGACTGCACGGGCCAGATTTCAAGCAGATGCACAGTCTCGGTTACTCAACCGGTCAACTCCTGATAATAATGAGCGACAAGAAAAGTCAAAAATTGTCAGACAAAACGAAGATGGTGGCGACCCAGGCAAAGAATGCCGAAAACGCAAAACGGTTGTGCTTTGGCTGTGGAAGTCCGAAGCATCTCGCCGCCGCGTGTCCCGCAGTCAATGCGGCCCGCGTCGGCATCGCGAAGACGCCGGTGGCGTCGGTCGCTAAGGTGGCGGGCAACGCGAGCTCGCCCAAGGTGCGATATCCGGTGGAGGTCGTTCCGAAGGCGAGCAAGTTGGCGCGCAAGGACCTGAGTGCGTTCTTCGCGAAGATGCACAGCCCCGGTCGCGAGGTGTTCGCTGGATCGGGAGTCCACGAGGGCAAATTCGCGACCCGTATGGAAGGCGACGTCTTGGTGGTGACTGGGACGGAGCGAATTGGCGTGTTCGCGGGGCCAACGTCGCTGATCAACGCGCCGTTGCTGAGCTGCCCGATGAATCCGAAAGCTTTTGGTGTCAAACTGCCGTTGACGGCTGACACCATGGAGAAGTTTCGATTCTCGAAGTTCACTCAGGTCTATTGCCCGCAGATCAGTGACTCGAACCCGAACGCGGACGGCACGGTCGTCATGGCGACGACGCTCGACCCCGATCTACCGTTGCCGCCAGCAAACGACGCGGGACTGGATCTGGTGTATTCGTGGGACAACGCGCTTGTCACGCCTGTCACCGGCAACAAGCGGGGCACGACGCGTCTCGATCTCGATCTCTCGAAGGAATCTCAGGATTTCTTGTTCTGCGAGATCACGGGAGACGATCGTCTGATCTACCAGGGTACGGCGTACTGGCTCTCGGGCAGCACGCTCGCCGGTTCGACGTTCGGCCAGGCGTACGTCGAATACGAATGCCGATTTACGGGCCCGGTGATTGCGGAGGCGCCGGTGCCAACAGCGTGGGCCATGTCGCCGGTGACGGGCGACGTGAACTGCAAGGTCAATCCGTCGGGCGTTGCACCACAGGTCCAGTTCCTGTCGACCAATCAGGCGTCGAACGTGTCGTCCGCCGTCGGCAACGCGATTATCGTCGGTGGTACGCCGGGCTGGGACGGCGACACGTCGTTCTTCGCGGTCGACGATGGGTCGTCGGCGTCGAACACGGATCTCGTGTTTCCACCGGGCTCGTACCAGATCTGCACGACCTGCATCAGCACGTGCCGCGGCGGCCCGATCACGGGCGTCACGGGCATGGGATTCACGAGCACCAATGGCACGCTCTACAATTCAACGCGCGTTGGCAGCGCGGCGAATACGGTGCCAAATGGCTCGTGGACGGGCGGTGGTTTTACCCAGGTCGGCGGCTACGATTTCAACACCGCTGACGGTTTCGCGTGGAATGTCATTTCGATGAGCGTGTCTTTCGACGTGCCCGGGCCGTTGCTCGGTCGTGTGAGTTTCACCTATCCAACGTTGACGTGCACGGTGAGCGCGTTGTCGACGATGATGGTGCAGCTGTCGAAGATATCGGTCATCAACGAGCTGCCGTCGGCGGCGGCGCTGGCTGGACCGCGGTTCAAACGCGGGGAGCTGATGCGAGTAGCGAATCTCGCACGTGCGGTCGATTTCGAGCAAGAAGTGACTGCGTTGCTCTCGGGAGTGCCTGAGAGCGGCAACGCTGTGGACTGGGCGGTCCGCGACGTGTTCGGGATGGCGCCAGGTACGGCGCGTCCGATGATCTTGCCGGCCGTTGCGGCTGCTGTCGGTTGGTTCGTGGCAACCTATGGACCGCGGCTTGGCAAAGCAGCCGTGGAGTGGGCTGTTGGCAAGATTGAGAGCAAGATGAA